CCCCACCGTACAGGCGGCCCCAGCGCAACGCCTCTTCAAACTTGGCGCGCACACCGAGCTTCTTTTCCGCCTTCTCAATGTCGAACATGCGGGTGTCCCGCTTGCGCGCCTTGGGCTTTGCGCCGGTACGGGACGGGGCGTCGAACTTGACCGTGCGCCATTCGCGGGTCATGTCCTCGGCAGGGATGTCGACGGTCTTACGGGCCAGCCATGAGCCACGGTACACAGCGGCGAGCTGGGCCTCGCTCATGCTGTACGGCATGACGTAGCCCGTATAACTCATCTTGTCGCGGTCGGTGCCCAGCCCTGCGACCACGTTTTGCAGCGAGCCGTCTGCCACGCTGGCAACCGCATCGAATGCGCGTACAGGCTTGCCCCGGGTGAGGGCGGTGCCGAGCGTTTTAGCTTTCCGCATGTTCCATCTCGTTGTCGACCTCATCTTCATACTGCTCGTAGATGGAGGTCTTGGTTTGCAATTCGTTGAATGCGCTGCTGCTGGCGTCAACCTCGTCGTCGTGTACATTCTCGCCGCCGAACTGCTCAAGCACCGTGAAGTACCGTTCGTTCCATGCGCCCCGCACTACCACGACGTTCCCTGCCTGCCACTGCGCGCTGAAGGGTTCTGCGCGTGTGATCTTGTCGCCCGACTCGCGCTGCACCTTGATGCGATAGCCGCTGAGGAGCTTGACATAAGACTCGGCCTGCTCTTTACCAGCTTGGCCCGGGTCTTGGTTCATCTTGATCTTGACGTTGTCGGTGTCGTTGTCCGCAGTGCGCTTGACGATCCTGCGCACCTTGTCGCTCCGCAGACGCTCGCTGATACAGTGCGCCACGACGAACCCGCCATCCTTGCGACGCCCCATGAGCACGCCTGCCGTCCAGTCCGGGTCAGGGTTCTGCTCGCTGGGCTCCGTTGCCGCCAAGTCCCACGCCCTCACCCACGCTACAACGTCGCTAGGGCATCTGTCAACAACCTCAACCTCGTGTCTCTTGAAGTACATGCCCGCAGCGGGGCGGATGTTCCAGTTGCCGCCGCGCTCCTCGTCACCCAGCAGGCGCTCGCGCTGCACGCGGGTCATTGCCTTCAGCGTGGCCCGGTACTTCGGGTCGGCGTCGGTGAGGATCTTGTTGTCCTTGAGGCGCGACAGGATGAACGTGAACGACAGGGGCTCGGTGTCGGTGCCGTATTTGTCGATCAGCTCCTGTGCGCTGTCACCCCAGAGGATCTCATCGTTGATGCGCACGAACCAGCGAATCACACCGCTGCGTTCCGGGATGGCGTAACCGTCCGGGCCAATCCACCAGTCAATGAGCTGCCGCACCCACGAGTCCGCGTCGGGGTTCGTGGTGGCCCGGATGTACGGGCGCACGCCGCAGGTAGAACGGTTCCGCGATGCCAAGTACCAGAACTGCGTCGAGCTGAAGTGCGTGAGCTCGTCGAAGATGATTAGCGGTATCTGCGAGCCCTGCCATGCGAGCACCGACGTCTCGTGCTCTAGGTGGGCCATCTTGATCTTGCCGCCCTTGGGCCATGCCCACTCGAGCGTGTGGGTAACGGGCTTCGCTCCGGTCAGCGGGTACAGCGTCATTGACGTATCCCAGAGCCCGCCCGGGTTTCTGATCTGCGTGGTGTTGCGCCGGAAGTAGACTGTGTGGAACTCGGGGTTGCGCGTGCAATGGCGAAGGGGCTCCATTAGAGCCCCGAATGTTTTGCCGCCCCCAGCACTGCCACCGTACACCGCAATATCGGCAGAAGTGCTGAGGAACTGCTCTTGTGGCCCCGGCTGGGGCTTGATCACCTTAACTGGTGGGGTGTTCTTTTTGAGCATCCTGCTCCGCCGTGTCGCCGATGGGGAAGAAGTCGTTGAGCACCTGCACGAACTTGAGGTGCTGATCCGCTTGCAGGTTGTACTCGCGGATCATCGTTCCGGACGCCGCGCGCTGTGCGAGGTGGCGGTTCTGCACCACACGCATCCAGTGCCACAGGCGCAGCTCGCGCACTTGGGCCAGTTGCTCCGGTGCGACCGTTGGAACCATGTATGCGGTAGTCATGTCAGCCCCCACAGTTTGAGCCACTCACTATAGGCGATGTAGGACATCGTTTGCCAGATTTGCAGATAGACCAACACAACTCCCCCGCCTTGACCTTGGACACGCACAGGGCGTGAGCCTTGGCCCCAGCCTCCGGGGCACGCAGGCTCGAGAAGAAGTAGACACCGTTGACAGCCTGCCGCATGACGGCACGCACGTTCGAGTCGACGTCGCTGCGGTTCTCGATCTGTGCAATCAGACGGCTACGGGGCACGCCTGCATCCCGCAGCTCCGCGGCCCGGGCGCCCAGCTTCTTGAAGGGCTGGCATTTCTGCTCAGGCGACTTGGCTTCAGCACTGGCAGCCACGCACAGGGCCAGCACTACGAAAAGAAACTTGTTCATGATTACCTCACAGGTAGAGGGGTTTGTCGTGCTCCGGATCCATGCGGTACATCGGCTGGCCCGGGTAGCTCTGGTCGAAGAAGAGTGGGACTTGCTTGCCGTCCACCTTGCCCCACGCATAGGCGAAGCGTCGCAGGCTGTTCGGCATGGGTGGCAGGTCGTGCAGTGCGCGGTGGCCCGGGCCAGTGGGTTCCAGCTCGCGCACCACGCATCGGCAGTTCGGGTGAGGCAGCAGATCCACCTCTGCGTCGATGTCGTACGGCTCGCGCGGTTCCGGCGCACGCCACCACTTCCAGATGGCAACGGGCAGCATGAGGCAGCCACGTATGTCGGCCCACAGGGCTTTCAGTTCATTCATCATCTTCGTCCTCGTCGTAGGCTGGTGATTCGAATGCGAGCGCGGGCACAGCGGGCTGAACTACGTCTGCCGGAGTGATGGGCACTTCTTCGCGCCCGTTGCTCGGTATGTAGAACTGTACTTGCTCGGTAACGTTGGCGTCCACCTTGGCTTCGATCCTTGTTGGCATGTCGAGCCCGAGGAGTTCAGCCTTACGCTTCATGATCTTTAACGCGACCTCTACTGCGTCCTTGTTGACCACACCGGGCGCTTCCGGCGTCGTCAATACCGCCTCGTACGCATGGGCGAACATCTTGTCGAGCCGCTTCAACTCCATGGCACGGATCTGCTCGGCCTTTTCATGCACCGTAGTCTTAATCGCAGTCTTCACGAGCTTCGATGCGTAGGGTAGCGATATGCCCATTACCCCCGCAATGGCTTCATACGTCCAGCCCCGCAGGCGATAGTCCATCGCCTCCATCATCTTGCGATACGTTTGGGGCTCGATATCGCCCTTGCGCTTTGGCAGTGCCATGATCCTTTGTCCTGCATCTGTGTATGCCCCGAGCATAGCGCCCGGAGCACATGAACAACAAGCTACCCGGCAGCGGCTCGCAGGTAATCTTCAGCCCACCTCTTGATCAGTGCAGACACGTTCGGGCCGTACAGCCCTGCCGCGATGTCGCACCCCTCGCCCGCCTCGTCCTTGCGCACAGCCTCCGACAGCTCTGTTGCCATCGCGGTCACTGCCATGCCCAACCCCTTAGGTTTCGCTTCTTGCATGATTTACTCCTGAATGGTTTAACGGGCCGCTGCTGCGTTTTCCGGCCCGGCCCTACCCTACCCCCTAGCCCACCTGCCGCAACGCAGCCACGGGCGCGCCGTGGCCCTGCCTGTACGCGAAATAGGCTCGGGCCTGCTGCTCAAAGTACACAAGGTAGTCCGCCCACGCGATATCCGCGAGCACACGCACCGTTGCTCCGTTCCACACTGCCAGCTTCGAGTACAGGCGCACACGAAACGCGATGTTGTTCTGCTTGTAGATCAACACAGGCTCGAGCTTGAGCAGTTCTGCTTGCTTGATCGTCTGTGCCCACCACGCAGGGAGCTGCAACGTCTCCCGATGCTTGACCTCTATAGCGCACCACGGAACGTTGATGTCGTGGCCCCCGTCCATGCTCTGCTGAAGGTTGCGTTGAATCTTGATGTTGTCCACACCGAGCTCGCCGCTCACGCGATCACAAATTTCCTGCAAAGTGGTCACGACGGAGCGCTCGGCCCGCTTCCCCTTGTCCTGTGCTGCTTTGCCGCTCATCTCGATTTCTCCTCGCCTGTACCTGTCTCCCAATCTTCTTCGTAGAGCAGTTCTTGTTTTGCCATACAGCAGCAGATCAGGTCATCTCTGCCAAGAAACCCGGGTTGCAGGTTGGCTAGTCCGTAGTGTTTGAAGTAATCGCCCATCACCTGCTCCACATGGACTCGCAACTCTGCGCGGTTTTGGCAATGCACAGTTCGCACCTCTTGCACTGACCATCCAACATCTAATTTCCGTTCGTTGCTTATGCTCCGCCACACGCCTATCTGGCATTCCGTTGTACCTACTACCTCCACCACGAGCGCAACA